TTGTGTGATAAGCAAAAAAGTCTTGCCATATGGGAGGTAGCACTCCCTCACTTGCTTCTTTGCATTTGTATCTATATGTTCTTCCGCCATCAAGTGCAATCGTATTAGTAACAAGTGTCTCTGGAAATGTTTCTTCTAGTTCTTTATATATGTGTTCTGGCAAAGCATCTTCAACACATACATGTGGATACGGAGTATTAAACACTTGTTTCACATTTTGTAGTACACTTAGATTATTCATTTATTACTCCTTAAAACATAATCATTTTTAATTTTATCAACTATAACGTAGTCTAAACTTTGTAGTAATTCTACAGTTTCGTTTTCTTTATTTTCCCACCCCCATAATAGATCGCTACCGTTTTGTTCTATTATCATTAATGGTTTGTGCTTCTCTATTGTTGCTAATGCACCTTGTATTACTTTAGTTTCGTATCCTTCTACGTCAATTTTAATAAGATCAACATTATCAAATTGAAAAGTATCTAATGTATAGACTGGACATTTTTTTATGTTTTTCTCTTTTATTGTGTCTCTAATTGTTTGGTTAAATATTGCTCCACCATACATCTCTACTGTTCCGTTATTCTCTCCAAGTGCATATGGATAAACAGTAACTTTATCTTTTGGTACGTTTCGGTTAAACTGATAGTTTAAACAATTTTCTCTAGGTTCAAAACATTTCACATTATCAAAGTGTTTTACTAGGTAATGTGTATACTCGCCAAATCTACAACCAATATCAATAGCAGTTCTTTTTTTAGTTAATTCCCAATACTGTTTTACATAACGATAATGTTTATTTAATTGATTAGGGACTCTGTCAATTTTGTTGTGTGCAAATAAATGATCTTCGTAATCTAAGTAAAGGTCTTTTTTAAATATAAGAGGGAATATCTTATTCATTTTTTATACCTTTACTAGTATGTTGTTGTGTTGCATCATACTCGTGTGGGTTCTTTCGTTTCTCTTCTTTAACTTCTGCTTTTGTTACATGCCGTAAATCTTGCCACCAATCGTTATCCTTATGTTGGAAACTACCAACTAAGTCTCTTGCTAAACTTTTTCCTACTTCTTTTCTGAATCCTTTTAAATGATCCATATATCTTCCTAGTACACTATTAATAAAAATATGTCCTCCAGAACTATCACTTCCTAGGTTATTAAACAATGTTCCGTTGCGTTTATATTCTTGTACTAATTCTCCAAATATAAAACTATCATGATACTCTGCATGTTTAAATATGTCATCACTTTCGTATATCCAACGCCATAGATCTATAAACTCTTGAAACTTTGGATGCTTTCTATTAAACATCATCCATCCACATTCGGGCCAGGTCTTACGACCTAAGTATGTTACTAGTTGGTCTTCGTTAGGCGATATGTCTTGTAAAAATTGTAGACTCATTGTAGTGTGCGTTCTGACATCAGCATCACACCAGATCATTACATCTGAGTCTGTGTGTTTTGCGAAATGCCAAAGTTCAAATGTTTTATTTGCAAATCTACTGGCATCCCAGAGAAAACTTTTCTTTGTCATATCTTTGTTATGACCGTGTGCATGTGGATTGTCTTTATGTCTCTCTTGCCATGCTTTTAAGTCTTGCAGTGTTGTTCTTTGATCTAAAATGTTTATATAGTTAGGAACTTCTGGTATATGATCTTCAGCATATATTGTTAGAGGTACCTCTTTTGGCCAACAATTAATATATCCTTGTATAAAATTTCTGCCATACTTATCGTATCCTGCTGGATGCCAAGTACTAAAAACTGATAATTTCATGTAATTCCTTAACTAAATATATACGTATATTATAAAGGTATTTATCATGCAAGTTTCACACTACCCACAAAACTTACCCATTAATGCAAACATGGTTTATCCTCAACTAATAGAAGCAATTAAGTCAACAGATACACTTGTAGAAGACAATATGGATGCAGATGTTGCTCTGATATGGAGTGTGTTATGGTCTGGTAAAATGTCTGAGAATAAGAAAGTTTGGGATCATTATCGTAAGCAAGGAAAGCCTGTGATTGTTATCGAGGTAGGTGGACTAATTCGAAATAAAACTTGGAAACTAGGAATTAATGGAGTCAATAGAGATGCTGACTTTGCAGTAGATACATATGAAGGCAGTGACAGGCTTGTTAGATTAGGATTAATTAAACAACCATGGAAGCACAACGGTGAGTATGTGTTGGTTTGCGGACAACACGTAGATAGTCAACAATGGAGTAACATGCCTACTATGGGAGAGTACTATAAACAAACAGTTGAAAAGATTCGTACTATTACTGATAAACCCATTATACTTCGTAACCATCCTCGTTTTAGTAGTTTTACATACGATAAAGAATGGTTTCAGTCTCAAAATTGTACTTGGAATGTTCCTAAAAAATTACAACAAACTTATGATAGTTTTGACTTAGAGACAATGCTAGAGCATACTTACTTTACTGTTAGCCACAGTAGCAATGCTGGCATTAATAGCATAATAGCCGGAGTACCAGCAGTTGTTAGTGAACATAGTTTAGCATATGATGTCGGCAGTGAAATGTTAGAACCATTAGCAAAACCAGGAAGAAGTAATTGGTTAAGACGTATGAGTTATACAGAATGGTTTGCAGATGAGATTCAAGAGCAGTGGAAACGTATTAGAGGAAAACTTTAATAAACTATCTAGTTAGCATACCTATCATCGAATAATGTCTTGCATTTTGCCAAGTATCATCAAAAATTATTAACTTATTTTCTATATCCGATATGCTTTTATATGTAGGTCTTTTTGTTGCGAGTAGTGCTACAGAATGTGCTTCATTTAAGTATTTGTTAGCAGTACTAAAAAGTTTTTTAAGTTCGTTATAGTTTTGCCAGTTTTGTCGATTTGCAGTATTTGTTTCTCTAATAATCTTAAGCATCTTTTGGTTTTCAATTTCGTACAATTCTTTTAACTTTCCTATTCTTTCTAAAAGTTCAAAGACTCGTTTCTCTTTATCCATTTTTTAAACCTGTACATCTTCCATACCTGCAGTTCGAAGTCTTACAATATGTCCACTCATCCATTGTTTACTGTCTAAGCCTTTCATAATGCCTAGCCATCTATTTCTTAACAATGCTACTTCATTAATTATCGTTTCGAAGTCTACTACTTCATCTTCGCCATCTACATATTTTTCTGCATCTCTACTACTCAATGCTCTGTTGTAGTTTTCTAGGTACTTAGTAAAGTGCTTCCTTCTTATTTTTCTAAGTTGTATGTTTAAGTAATTTAGAACTGCTTCGACCTCTTGTAATTGTCCAAAACGTATTTCAGTTACTGCTGGCAGTTCTTTTATACTTTTTTCTACAAGTCCAGATATACCCACTTCTTTGCGAGCCTGTAGTAACTCATCTTCGAAGTGTGCTATAAAGTCAGGAATCGCTCCCATGTCATATGTAACTTTTGAATACCAGTTAGTCATTATTGATCATCATCGTCATAGTCTTCTTCGATTTCAACATTGTACTTTACTGCGTTCTCAAGATATTTGTCAACTGCGGCAAGACCATGGAATGTTTCTTCGCTTACGCCTGCATCAATAAGTATTCCTACCCATTGATCAGCCGCACTTTGTTTATCCTTAATATACTGTTTTAGTACTGTCCATGTTTCGATAAGAATGTCTTCTTCATCCATACTATGCTTCCTTTAGTAATTCATCTACAATAGGTTCGTCTACGGGTGTATTTACCTCTTCTGTGTCATCTGTGTCATCCGTTTTATCTAATGCACCAGTAGAGATATCTACCATAATGGATTCCAGTTTTTCGCCTGTCCACCCTTTACGGAACTCAAGCATTTCTTCACCAGCAAGTGTAGTATATTTTAACCTATTGCCTTGTTTTGTTAACATGCCTTTTGCTTCAAATAATTCTACTAATCCACTGTAAGGATCCATTCCTGTTTCATAAGGTATCTTAACCTGTACAGCTTCAAAGGGTTTTGCATATCTAGTTTTCATAACTTTACATGCTGCTCTTATACCATTTATTGTCGTAGTCTTATTGCCGTCTGCGTCTTCTTTAAGTTTAAGTTTACGCATAGCAATAACAATACTTGATGCGTATATAAAACCTTGTCCGCCTGAAATCTTATCATCTGGATCAAACATATCTTGTGATGCATATGTATGATTTGTACACACAATACCTACGTTATAACTACCGATCATGTTAACTGTATTACGAACAAGACTTGTTAGTGCTTTAGGCTTACGACCCATATCACCTTTCATGTCACCTGCTTCAAACTGATTAACATCAGTAGGTGTTAGTAACATACCCAAACTATCAATTACAAATAACACTTTGGGACGTTCTTCTTCTGGCATTGCTTTATAGTCTTTCATAAACAATGATATTGTTTTAGCAACATCATCAATCATGCTCATACTTAATTTAAGTAACTTACTATCATCTGTGTCGACATTAAGTGCTTTCAGCCATGCTTCATCTAATGCATTCTCTGAGTCAATTAATACTACAAATATACCTTGCTCTTGTGCATTTCTCACAATATTAGCACTTGCAAAGTAACTCTTGCCTGCACCAGATTCACCAGCAAATACTGTTACTTTTCCCATCGGTACACCTTTATGGAAATCACCACTAACAAGATAGTTAAGTGCATAACTACCTGTACTAATCCAATCTGTTGGATCATGAAACCCTACACTAAGTCCTTCGATAGACTTTGTTACATCTTTTCTAAATTTACTTACGTCAAATGGTCTTCCCATGTGCTTCTCCTTATATGCTTTATGTTCTTATTATATACGTCTTTGTCATTGTAGTCAATATGTTAAATTATATTATTGCTATTTTCATGTCCAAAATCTTTCTAATCCTGGTCTGCAGGCTTCTTCTAATTCTAAAAAAGCATTTAATTCTTTTGTATTATCTCTATCAATACATACACCTTTCATGTCTATACCTGAAGTAAACCAATTATTGTACTTTACATTAAGAGGTTCAGGTGTGTTTAAAAAGGCAAACTCGTGACTAATACTGTATTCTTTGCAATATTCTTGTATCTTAACTAGTTGTTGTACATTAAGACAACTTACAGTTGTCCACGTATCTAATGTTAACTTATTATATTGTGTGCTAAGTTCCTTATAGTATAACAAGT